CTGACCTCAATCTCGGTGTCGGTCGCCGCACGCAGCGAGCTATGCCCGCGCGCTCCGCGCGCCTCATCCTTGCCCGTGTGATGCACGAGCATGACATGCGCGCGCGCCTCTGCCCTAATTCGGTCACAATTGCCAATGAGCTGCCCCATATCGTCAGGCGCGTTTTCGTTGCCGCCGGCAATCACACGCGACAGCGTATCCAGCACGATCATGCCGGCACCCTTCACCTTGGCCGTGTTGATGAGCCGCTCAACCGCCTCGTCATCCGACAGCAAGTTGACGGCCACCGGAATGACATGAAACGGCAGCGTCTCGCTCATGTCGTAGTGCCGCCGAAACGCCGCCACCCTATTCCTAATGCCAAACGCACCTTCCGCGGCCACGTACAACACCGGCATCTGGCTTACCTCGCAGCCGCGCCACTCCCACCCCGCCGCTACATGCATGGCAAGGTCCGCTGCAAAGAAAGTCTTACCAACATTTGAGGGCCCATAGACAACGCTCATCGCACCCGCAACCAGCAAGCCCTCGACATAATCGTCGGCGCTCAGCACCGGCGTGATGGTATCGGCGTCAAGCGTCTGATACACAAAGTCGGCGTCTACCTCTTCGGCATCGAACTCTCCGAACGCCTTGCACGCCGCAACGACATCGCCGCCGCCCGCCGCCAACCAATCTGAGACATCCGCCCTGGGCGCCATGTCGGCGCACAACGGCGCATACCGCACGCTGCGCGCCACACCGACAAGCGCCGCACACGTTTTCTCTGCCCCGCGTATGCCAGCCGTATCGTTGTCAGGTATCACATACACATCGCGATCGCGGAAATACGAAAGCGCACTTGGCTCCCAGGTCTTCGCCGCCCCGCCGCATTTCGTCGTCGCCACAAACCCTGCCGCTCGCAGCGCATCGACATCCTTCTCGCCCTCGACCACAATCACGTAATCAGATTTCAAAATTTCAATCAGATGGTACGGCAGCCGCTCTACGCCATCCATGCAGCCGCGGCCCTCGCGCCACCCGGCACCGAGTGGCACACGCGGGCGAAAGTCCTTCGGCATGTAGCGGCACACCTGGTATCGCAGCTCACCATCGGGATCGACGTAGTCGTATTTCTTGACGATCATGCGAACACAATTGGCTGCCGGCTCTGGCTCCTTGTTTTCGAGAACGCCGCCGCTCCAGTTCTCAAAATCAAACCACTCGCCGGTTTCGAGGTTAACGCTTTTTGAGCCCTTGCCACCGAACCGCAGCTCACCGTCGCGCGACATCCGCATGTTGGGCTCGCCAAAACGCTCGCGCGCCATCTGTTCAATGCTCATCGCGCTTGGCCCTCCGCTGCGAGGATGGCCCGCCCGATTTCTGCGACGACTTGTGGGACGACGGCGTTTCCCAAGGCCCTAAGTCGGTCCACCCTTCGGGATATCCCATGAGCCACTCGACCCACGTCGGGTTCAGTTGCCCACCTTTGTGACCCGCCATTTTGACCGCGTTGGGCAACTGGTCGTGATGCCCTCTCGCTTTCGCTAGATGCTCTTCGCTGTTCGCGCCCTCGTGCTCGCGCGCCGCTACCGTCGGCCACATCTGTGGCGTGCTTAAATCCGATAACGCCATCCCTCTCTTGCCATCCGGCTTGCGCGCCCCCCGCTTGCCGTCCCATGCTTGAGGCGTCGGCCATAGCTGAACTTGCCCCGCTAATCCGCCGCCTACTTTTGGGATGCCTCTTTTCTCGCTGTCGCTTACCAACGGCGTTAGCCACAATCCAAACCCTGTCCCGTCTGTGCGGGGCATCGACACTGCAAGCTGGAATAATAAATGGGACGGCTTGGTAGCCGATGCCTTCCAAATCAGAAAGGCTGCGCTCGAGCCCCATGCGTTGGTTAACAAATCCGCGCACGTTCTCCGCAATGAGATATTTAGGCCGTAGCTCTCCAACAAGGCGAGCCATTTCCGGCCAGAGATCGCGGTCATCTTCCGCGCCTCGCTGCTGCCCGGCTTGGGACCAAGGTTGGCAGGGGAAGCCGCCCGCGATGATGTCAACTCTTCCAAGTCTATCTGTTGGGATGGTGCGGACATCGTCGTAGATTGGGACGTTGGGCCAGTGCTTTCTAAGCACGGCTTGGCAAAACTTGTCTTGCTCGCAGAAGGCAACTGTTTGAAAAGCCCCGGTTGATTCAAGCCCAAGGCTGAATCCTCCGATGCCTGAGAATAGGTCGAGCACTCTGAGTTTTTTTTTACGCTCATTTCAGCGGCCGGTTTTAAATTGGTCGTTGCCCTTGATGGCGTGCTTCAAAGTGTTTTGCCAAGTTCCGCGCTTGGTAACCAAAGCGCGCGCTTGTTTTCTTGTGAGCCCCACGCTTTTCAAGCTTCCTTGCACATCCACGCCCCATCTTTTTTTGCGCTTTTCGTAGATAAGTTCGGGGTGTATGCGTGGTCCGTATTTTGGCAAATGAGTGCAATTGTTTTCTACCAGCAACTCGTTGCCATTCTTATCTCGCATAAAAATGTAGCTTGGATAATTGGGTGACGGGCAAGTGATGCCCTGTGTGCTGTGCGATTTTTGTCGGTTTTTAAAAAATGCATTCAACATTCGAAACATTTTGCATGGCTCCCTAACGTAATGGCGGCAACCCAAACGGATCGTCCCAGAACTCCGCCTCAATTTTTCGGTCATAATCGTGCCGCACTTCGTGCAGCCGCCCGACGACACTTTGCAAGAACACGAGCCATTCGTCCTTGGTTAGCGTAGCGAGGTCAGTCTTGCCGACGCTTTCCAGGTATTCGCCACCCGACTTGCCACATTCGAACAGCATCTCATTCTCAAGCGGTAACCAATCAGTCATCCCGTGCCTCTCCCAATAGTCTCGACAACGCATCGAGCAAAACCAAACATCTGCGCCAATCTTGCCAACAAGCCGCCGGCTAAATCCAAAGCCCTTGGTGCGCCGAAAGCACACTGGGCAAATCCGCAAATTACTCGGGGTCAATCTCACGCAAAATCACTTTGGTGACTTCGCCGAAATCGTAGAATTCCGAAATGCGGTCGCTCAGCTCGGCTTTGACCTTTTCAGTGTTCAGCCGCTTAGACGGCACCGTCTGCACGATCGCTTCGACAAACGCGCCTTTCTCGCCGCCCCGCTGTTTCACTTGCTCGGCAATCTCCTTCTCGCGCTTCTTCAGCACCTTAATCTTGTCCCGCACCTCGTCGAGCTGATCAGGCAACGGCAAGTTTGTGCCCTCTGTTTTCTCAAAAATCATAATCCACCTCCTTAATCACCAACTCGCACCCAAGCTCACGCAACACCGCTTCAAGCGTGTCGATGCCCGTGTAACATAAGCCGTACTCGATATTTCGAATCGTGCCTTCAGCCACGCCGCTGCGCTCTGCCAGCTCACGCCGAGACCACCGCTTTGCCGCGCGTCTTTGCCATACGCCGCGGCTGACCCAGCTATCGCGCTTAACCATTGTCAGTCCACTCGTCATCGCCACGCCGATATGAAATCGTGTTGGCAGCATCATTGATCGCAACAACCTCGCCCGCGACAAACGCCGGGCGATACCGCTGTTGCTGGCAGCCGACGCGCTGAATGTCGAAGTCCAGCTCCTCATCGTGAAAGCGGCAGTGCCACTTGCCGTCATCGACCGGCAGCCCCCACACACAGGTACGGCAGTTACGCGCCGGCGCTGCACCCTCGTGGCATACGGCGCCAAATTCGCACCACCGGCACTTCCAGAAATGCACGTTTTCGCTAATTCGGTCAGGTAACCGATCGCGTTCGAATATGATCTGCCGCGCACGTTCGACGTAGTACTCTGCCAGCTCGCGGTTAAACTCCGTTCGACACGAGGCCCAGTCGCGCCCGCCGGCGCTTGCTACGACCATGTAGCCGCGCGTGCGTCCACGATAGAGCATGTAGAGTTGATGCTGTGCGTAGTAGGTTTCGTTCCATTCGCGCAAGGTGTTCTTCTCGCCAACCTTGTCTTTCAATTTTATAAAAGTTGCGAAGCCCTTTTCCTTGACGCACTTGATTTCAAGCACATGCGGCGTCTTCGGCGCCTGATGCAGCCCAAAGATCTCGCCGTCGAGATGCCCCAGGAAATGCCCGCTGTGATCGCTGACTTCGATCTGGCGCCCCGTCTCGGGATCGCGATCGATGACTGTCACACCTTCGGCGAGGCGCAACCGCTCAATCACAAGATCCTCAGTCCGGTGCCCGTCAGCAAAGTTCTTCAACGTCGCTGCCGTAAACGGCTCCGCGCCCACCATCGAATGCCGGTAAGCTTGCTTACGTCCACAATCGCCAGCACTCGACATGCCGAGATAATTACGAGCGCGGCGCGCATTTTCGCGCTCCTCCAGCGCAGCGTCAGCCGACGCCAACGTCGGATCTACAATTTTCAATTCAACCATGTGCCACCTATAAAAGAGGGGGGCGGGCCGGAACCCGCCCCCAGTTGTGCTACGACTGCCAGGGAGCCTGACCAGTAGTAGCTTGGGCCGGCGCCGCAGTGGCGGACGGCGCCGAGGGAGGAACGGGCTGTGCAAGCTGCGCTACTGGCGCAGGAGCAGCATTAACCGGCATGTAACGGGTGATTACGTTTTTGTCGGAATAACCATTGGTGCCAGCTTCAATGTCTACGCGCACCATTAAAGGCTGCATAAGCATCTCGGTGCTGTCACCGATCGTGGGCTTGCCAATGGCGTGGGCAATCTCTTTCAACGTGCCGTTCGCCATCTCAACGGCTTTAGGATTGCTGTACCAGAGAAATAATTTATCCCAAACCGATCCGAGCCCTTCGATTTTAACCTGTAACTCAAGGTAGGTATTTCCGGGTGTCTGCTTGGACTCCTTCACCTCCTCCGCAACAATCATCGCCCGATGCTCGCCGGGTTGAATTAGTTCAAAACCACCCGTGCTTTCCGGCACGGCGGTTGCATCGAAATTTAACGCCACCATTACGCAGCTTCCTTCTTTTCAGTGATTGCGGTGATAAGCGCATCCCAGCTCAGCGGCAGCTCAGCCGGAATGTTGTAACGAGACTTGGCAACAAAGGCCGGCAGCTCGCTGGTGCGCAGCACCCGCTCGCCAGTGCCGAGCGGTATGCTTTTCTTTTGCCCAAAGCCTTTGTCGATGGTCTTTGTGCTGGTGCGGTACGTCGCAAAGCCGATCAGGTCGGCCGCTTCCGAGACAACGTCGCCGGCCTTGCGGTGCAGCTTAATCTCGTATCGATCATAACCTTCGCTTGCCGGGTCTTCGAAGCGCTTGATATGCGAGTGCGCCAGCATGATGACGGCCATCTGCTTCTGCGTGCGCAGAAAGTTCAGGCCGTCTAAGAAACTGCGCCAAATGTCGAGGGCAAACACGTAGCCCTTGCCGTAGCCCAGCTCTTCAATGCTCTGTATCTTGTGAACCTGGCACACGCGCTGCCAGATCAACGTCTCCAACCAGTCGAGACTATCGATAACGACGGTTGCGTAGGCGTGGTTCTCTTTTGCCAACGTGCCGATCGCGTTCTCGACATCGGCATATGTCTCGGCAAGCGGGAACCGATCAGCGCCGACAACGTCGGCGCCGTCTTCGGTTTGGATAAAAATAGGGCTTGGCGCCGAGGCACCAAAGGTTGTTTTGCCAACGCCGGCGGGACCATACAGAAGCACCCGCGGCGGCGCCATCGCAGCGCCCTTTACTATAGATGACAGACTAGTCATCGTTTCGCTCTCCCTTTAACAGTTGTGCAAAGAGGTCATCTTTCACGATCCAGAGCCGCTCTTTGCGATCAGCTCGGACACAAACAACGTCCGCGTCGTCTTGCAGAAACGCGTCGTAAATCAGTTTGAACCCAGTCTTGCGCCGCTTCATTTCGCAGCGCAGACCTTCGATCACTACGTCGCCGGCGTACTCGTCACCGAGCTGCCCTTTATAACTTCCGCTGCCAAACACGCGGCGTGCATCGAGCCCCTTGCTGAGCGCAAAATCGACAGAGCCCTTCTCATGGTCGTATCCGCGCCGCTTGTTGCCCGCGGTCATTGAGCATTCCTTGCCATCTGAAAGCCCCGGTGCAGATCATTAACGGTCACCTTGCCGCCACTCAGTTCATAGATGCGCGCAGTAATCTCTGCCGTAGGTCTATGCGTTCCCCAGTACCAATGCGTCACTGCTGTAGGCGTGACGCCAAGAAGTTTGGCGGCTTTTGCGCGGGTCAAACCGCGATCGTCGATCCATTCAGAGAACAGCATGAATTCTGCTTCATAAGTTTTTCTTACTATACATAATTGCGACCTAATAATTTATTGTCAAGCGCTTACAGTTGGCAGACAATGTAGAGGAGCGGAATGACATAAAAATATGCGCCGCCAAGGGAGCAAAAGTCGCCGCCATCCATGTCGTCTGTGGAACTTACTTTACGTAATTCTATTTGACTTACGTTTTGTAATTCCCCTACATTCCCCTCCTGTACCATTATGAGAGGGCATACGATGCGTTTCCTATATGAGGCTTTAGGCTTTTCGTTTTTCTTGTTCGTCATCTACATGGCGTTCGCTTTTATGGCAGCTAGTAACGACGCGCTCTGGCAGAGCTGGGTTCAATGATGCCGGCGCTGGTCCCCGTTAGAGACGCCGCCGAACTCTTATTCGGAGATCGCGGCCACCAAGCTTACAAAAAAGTTCTCAAGCTAATCCACACCAACAAGCTGCGTCATGTATCGGCGGGTAGCCGTTACTACGTCGTGCGCTCAGCTCTTCAAGAGCTGCTATGAGTTGCACAAAGTGCGACGGCAAGGGCATCGTGCAAGAGGGCCCTGTTACGATTACGTGCGAGGACTGCGACTGTCCTGACACAGATGAAATAAACCCTGCGCACTACAAAAAGGGCTCGACCGAGACCTTTGACTATATCATTGATGTGGTGCGTGAGCTGCCTGGTGATGAGGCGGCTATGATCTCAAATATAATTAGATATTTATCGCGGTATCGGCAGAAGCACGCCGATCCGCGAACCGACATCGAGAAGGCACGCTGGTATCTGAACAAACTGCGCAATCTCCTCATTGCGAAAGCTGCCGCCGGTGAGTCGTAAATATACCAACACGGTGAAGGTAAAAACCGACTTTGGCAGCTTCTTCATCCATGTCGAGTCGAACGACGACGTAACCGGCGCGTCGGGTGTGTGGATTTCAAAACAACAGAAGCACGATAACACCGCAATCGATCGCCTGGTGAACGATATCGTCGAAGGCGTTCACCAAGGCGTCGAAGATTTGATGAAATAGATTATCCCCGCGCCCTCGCCAGACGCTCGGCAATGCCGGTGTCGCGGTCGGCGTCCTCCATCCAATGTCCGTATTGCGACCGCGTGAAGTCAATCGACTTGTGACCCATCAGCGTCGTTACCGTCGCATCGGCTTCGCGCAAATCGTAAAGCAAGATCGACGCGAAGAAGTGGCGCAGCGAGTGCCAAGTGATGCGCTCGACGCCGGCGCGATCGCACGCCTTGTGCAGCCCACGCTTGCGCCAGTTGTCTACATTGTCCATCGCGCCGGTCATCGTCGGAAACACGAGGTTGTTGACGCGTTGCTCGATCGGCTGCGACAGCTTCCATGCGCGCAGCTTGGCAAGCAGTTCAGGATCTAACGGCACCGAGCGCTGCCCTGCCTTGGTCTTAGCAGTGCCCAGGGCCCCGCACTTCTTGCGAGCAAAGCGCACAGTTACGAGACCGCGCTCAAAGTCAATGTCGTCCCAGGTGAGTGCGATCTGCTCGCCGGCACGCAATCCCGTCCACGCGGCGAACTCAATGGTGAGTGCGTGGCGGCCGGCGTGTTCGACGATCGCGTTGATGATATTTTTCGACAGGCGCGCAGCTAACGCGTCTGCCGTAATCGGCTTCGCCGGCAGCGTGATCTGACGATCGACGATCGGGTTCTTCTTAATCGCCTCAAGCAGCACAGCGTGCTTGAGAACCTGACCGAACGTCGTCCAGATGTTACACGCCGTCTTGTGCGCGCGGCCTTCGAACAACGCCGGCACGAGCTGAAGCTGAATCGGGCCTGTGCGCAGATCCGCGACCTTGGTCTCGCCGAGCGTCGAGTTGCCAAACGGCAGCGCGATCAGGTGCTGCACGTTGGTGCGCTTGTTTGCCAGCTCGCCCTCGCCGAGGTCGCCGCGGCGCACGCGTGTCTCCTCGTGCTCAATGAACTTGTCGGCGATCACTGAGAACGCCGGCGACGTATGTTGTGGTACGAAGCCGCCGTCACGATGCTCGGCAGCGGCATGCTCAAGCAAAGCCTTCGCTTCGTCGAGCGTCTTGCGCACCGGCTCACCGCCGCCAAACTTGCGGAGATTGACGATATAGCCGTTGTCGCGCTTGCTGTAACGAATGCCCTTTGGTGTTTTCGGTGCCATGTTGCTCTCTCTTTGTTGGCGTTGCGTTATTATTTATTGTAAGTATTTCTTACTAAACATCAACAAAAAAATGACCTTCAGGATATTTTGCGGGGAATTTAAATGCGGGGGTTTTGCGGGGACGCATAAAAAAAGACCTAGCCTGTTAGGGCTAAGCCTTTGATTTCATTGGTTGCGGGGAGAGGATTTGAACCTCTGACCTTCAGGTTATGAGCCTGACAAATGCCCTTTGCGGGGCTCAACAAAATCAACGGCTTAGCGCGGAACGCCAGTATATCCGCCGTTTCAAAAGGTACAAGAGGGGAATGCAGGGGAACCCAGGGGAATGTGTGGGAATGTTTTTCTGCGGGGAAAACGCGGGGAAAATCCCTACCCTGAAGGTCACTCCTTCGCCGCGCGGATCTTATCTCGCAAGGTGCCGTAATCCATAATGAACCTGGCGACGGCTGAGCAATTTTCGGTCACAGTGTCCCGTGCGCAGGGCGGCCCGAGCTTATCAAACTCGTCGGCCGCACGCGTCTGGATCTCGCTCGTGTAGTCCACGATCGGCGGCGTGACGATCACCGCCTCGCCCTTCTCGCTTGTGAGGTAATCAAAGTATGCGCCGGCGACTGACGCGGCCGCACCAACGCTAGAAACGGCTGTTGCGCAGCCGGTCGCGAGTATGATAGCGAGGCACATTATCGCGAACAGCATCCATACGCTGACGCGCATCTTCGACCGCTTTACGCTGCTTTGCCTCAGAGATTTTCCGCGCCAAGAAGAAGGCGGCAATGGCGGTGGCGGCAAGCGCTGCGCATCCCGCCACAACAAGCCAAGCATTCACTCTCCACCCTTTTCTTTCATCATAGCCGCCGCTATGCCGGCGAGCGCCCCGATCACCACAGTGATCTGCGTGACGACTTCCCCTGGTAGCGAGATGCCTATCGCAGCCATCACGGACCCAAGCCCAGCTAAGGTCGAGGGCTCTTTTAGGCGGCTTAGCAACATCTGAACAATAATCATTTTCGTCTCCTTTAATATGACCAGATTGTTGGTCGGTTGGTTGTGGTTGAGTCGAGATGGATAAAACGCTTCGCGCCTTTTTGCTGGATCCCAAAGCCGGTAAACCGCCCGTCCATCATGGCTAGGCGCAAAAGCTTCACGGCATCACCGCGGCTGACGGCAATGTCCGCCGCTTTCCCTGACGAGTGCGTGCCGGTGCCAGGCTTCCGTTTCCGCGCCTCAACTGGATGAGCTGCACAACGATAGCCGCTTGATGGCGACATTGGTCCGAACTGGTTGCGCAGATCTTGCAAAGCGTCCATGAACTCGGGATCCATGTCGCATTCACCACAGTGCGAGCATGCGAATTCTTTGCGGCTGAAATTTGGGTAGCGGCTCCAGTCGTCGATCATCAGTGTTTCCCGTGTCCGTTAAGTCGATCGCGGATGCCGTTTGTGAATTCCCACAAGCTTGTCACCTGTTTGTTGACCACATCCATCTCAGCGCGTAGCTGGACGATTTGCTCTGCCTGTTGTTGCGTCCATTTAAGAAGTCGAAGGTTGTCAGCTTGCAACGTATCGATGTCTTTACGCATCTCGCTGATCTGCGCGTAGCTGCGCGCGGCATGGAAAATCAACGCGCCGATCAAAAGTATTTGCTCCCAGTACTCAGAAATCATGTCCATGCGATCGCTGCCTCCCAGGTTCTGCGTTCACACCCCTCTACAAATTGACTGACCGGCACGCGCACGTTTAAGGCTTTGACTTGATTCACGTGTCGGAAAATTGTGCGTCGAAGCGGCAGCGCGCATAGAGCAACGATGTCACACTTGGCAGAAGTCACGCGGCGCTTTTTACGAGAGCCCTGCGTTGTGGAGAATCGATAATATCGGGGCTTTTCTTTCTCTGGCGTAGCAGAGGTTTTGACCTCAACGCGCCAATAACGATCTACATCAAACGCAAGCAAGTCAGCGCCCTCTGTAGGGCTCACCATGACTTGCAAACCTATGTTAATCAGAAAGCCCGCTGTAAGGTACTCACCAGCTTGCCCGAGTCGAATACTCACTCAAGGTGGTCGCCAACCAATATGGCGCACATGACTGCTGATTTTGGGTAAACAGCGATAATCGCAAAGTTGGTTTCGTTCGACCACCATTCAGTCAACGGCGCGTTTGCATCAATGTCAAAATGCATGACGCCTCGGGCGCGCGGTTTCATGCCGCTCTCGATTAGGGCTTGAGCTAGCTTCATCCCACGCCAGCAAGGGTACGCCGCTTTGCGCATGATCTCCGGTGGCGGGAATGCCGGGGCCGCGCGAACCGTGGCGTCGGCTTCAACCGGGCTGGAGGTGCAGCCTGCGAGCATAAAAAAAGCCGCGAAAGCGGCTGCGGCTATGGATGTGGCGGTCTTCACGGTTTTGTGGGCCAAACCGGCCAGCTTTTCATAGCCTCGATGTCGTCTACCGGCGGCGTAGGCGCTGTGGCTGGCAGATCGCGCAGGGCTTGGCGGTAACTTGTTTGTGCATCCGTCATTGTTGGACTGTCACTAAAAGACCACCAATCTGTCTCGGCTAGTTTGGCATTGCGGTCATTGCGCATGTTAGCCATTGCGCGGTCAACGCGCCCCGCTTCAGCCGCTGCTTCAGACGCTTCTAACGCCGCGAGTTCATCGCCCGTAATTTCGACGTTGGTTTGTCCTTCCGGTGATACAACGGTTTTATATCGTGCCATACCAAAACTCCTATTAATTAGCTATTCCGTAAACACGAACCGTTCCTGATGCGATATTTCCAGTGTGAAACAGTATCTGAAAAGCATCCCGCGCAGAGCTTGTTTCTTCTTTGGCTGCTCCATCAACAACTTTTATATTTTTATCAGAATGGTTGCCGATAAAACTCCAACGCAACGACACTTGTAGCGCCGTGTTCAACGGAGAGAACAGGTAAATTGAGCCGCTGACGCCCTGACCTTGGTTCACCGCCGCGCCGTTCATTAGTTCAATTTGCGCTAACCCGCGCCCGCCTGTCGATGTTCTAACAACAGAGTCATTATGGTTGTGCTTGTTGAGAACATCGGTGACATAGGCGTAATTGGTACTGCTGAAAGTTGATCCGTTGTCTCCAGACAGGCGCAAATATAAATCCGCTGCATGAGTTGCCGGCATGATTTCATCCAACGTGATAAGATAAACGTCGTATGTGCTTGTAATAAGACTTGTGAAATCTAGTGACGCAGAAGATGACGCTGTAGCTGTTGTGAGGTGATTAAGACCACCACCCGCCGCTTGGAAAGTCGGCGCGGCGCCAGCTCCGTTGCTGGTCAATACCTGACCGCTGCTGCCGGTCGCAACGTGCGCCGGATTGCCGCTTGCATCGTAAGTGATAAGGTTGCCGTCAGTGCCGCTCGCCATCTTGGCGAGGCTCACCGCATCGTCCGCAATCATCGCCGTGGCGACCTGAGCGTAGCTTGGATCTGTTCCGTCGCTCGTCAGAACGGTATTTGCTGAACCGGCAGCAAGACGCGCCGTCGCGTTTGAACTGTCGCGAATGATTACGTCGCCGCGTGTGGTCATAGGATCAGCAAGACTGCCCGCGTTGCCGGTGCGGACAAACGACACGAGTACGGCGTCGGAGTTGCTAAAACTGCCGTTGCTTACGACGTGTGTAACCGCGAGCTTCACGTATCCGCTGGCGTCGGTCGATGCGCCGCTGATCTTGTACGTTGCGAAATTTTGTTGCGCCGCTTTCTTCGTGATCGTGACTTGTCCACGGTCGCTCGTTTGCGTACTATCGTCCCACGTTAAAATGAACGCAGACACATCGGGGTTCCCTGACGCGGCAGTCGAGTCATCGATATAAATCTGCGACACGCTGCCGAGCGTTCCATTGTTCAACCGGATCACGCCCGCGCCAGGATCGGCATCAGATGTCGTCGTAGAGAACGTGTAAAGCAAGCCGCCAACGCCGTCAGTCCCATCGCTTCCGGCTGCGCCAGTGCTTCCGGTACTTCCCGTTGCACCAGTGCTTCCAACGGGTATACCTAAAGCCAACGCGCCAGTCGTGTCGCTGTACGAGACAGTTGCATCTTGTGAAGCGCCGCCAGATACCGCCACGTTGCTGACGCTGACCGAGCTTACGCGTCCGGTCGTCGCTTGCAGAGTGTTGCCGTCGGAGCTGAACCCAAGCAGCTTAGACGCGCGCGTACTGGCGTCGTCAGTAAACTCTGGCGTGGTGATGCTGTTCGTTTTGGAAACCTTAAAGGATCGATCAACCTCTTCCTGCACCTCCTGCACAATGTGCGTCAGCTTATCGAGCGCCGTCTCGTGATCCTCGGCGGGAAACGGATCATTCTCGACGTAGTCTGTGCCTTGGGTCTGAGCTGTCTGTCTGCGAATAACAACTGTCTCGCCTGACGCCGGCGCCGTTACAAATGTAACCGTGCCACCGCCAGCGTTGCCGACGCCGCTGACCGAATAATTGGTGCTACCCGATCCTTCGCTGCGCTGCGCTTCTGCGCCCGTGCTGTCTGTGCGAATGAAAACTTTTATCTCGGACGAGGCGAACGCTTTAAAGGTGTAAGCAAACGCGGTCGTACTACCGTTACCCGAATACGAGTTTTTGATGCTTGTGGTGCTGACGGTCAATTGTCGTCTCCTTGCAGCTTGGACATCTCCTTGCGCCGCCTTTCAATAAAGAGGTTGTTAATCTTGGTAATCACTTCGCCGTACACAGGATCTTGCAAAAACTCACCTAGAGCTGCGTCCGTTGCCGCGTTGTAAACTGATCGCAATCGCTCACCTAGACGCTCACGCAACGCGTCTCCTGCTTTACCCTTGCCTGTACTGAACGCCGCGGCCGCCTTGTAGTCGTCTGTATTGATAAACGCTTCCAGCGCTTCTTTACCCATCTTGCCGGCACGCTTTTGCAACTCGTATCTCATCTCGTCTGGCAACTTAATCGGATCAGACGGCAGCAAGTTGCCCTCTCCATCCGACGCCGGCAGGGTAATCTCGTCTTGTATTTTGCTTAGATTTACGCCGCCCAAACGAATAAGCTCTTTGGTGAGCGGCGTAGACTTGTCGTTGGAAATATAGAACGGCGACATCCAGTCGGGTCCGAGCGCTAGGTTGTAGCTGTTCTCGCCAACCTTCACGCCAGGCACTACATCATTGCCAAAGGCATCAACCATCGGCTTCAGCTCAGACGAAAGTCCTGGCACTTGCGCCTTCAGGCTTTCGAGGACGCCTTTAGCCTCATTGACCGCTGGATCTACTTGGCGTTCTATCCCGGCGACCACACGCGGCACCATCGATTTTATTAGGTTCTCAACAACGCGCCCCGAGTATCGATCGGGATCCGCCATGACTTGGCCGAGTGTTGCAAATTGTTTCAGATAGGATTTATTGCTGACGTTGTACAACGTCGCGCCAACGACTGAGCCAGCGATCTCAGATAACTCCATATCGCTCCAATCGTCTTTGGAGCCAAGCAACTCGTACGCGTCAACATACAATCCCAGTATTCCGCCAAGTGGCTCTATATTGTAGTTGATATATTCGCCACCGCCGATCGGCATGCGATAAGGCGTCCAACCCTCAAGGCGTAAGTTTTGCTTTTTGCCTCGGTCAGTCGGCCCGCCGCCGGTCAGCGCGCCACCGCTTGCGGCAGCTAGTAAAACCCCTGTCATGCCAAACGCTGTTCCCAGCGTTATGCGCGCCATCGCTTCGTCTCGCTGTTTGCCGCCGGCGCGCATCATCGCGCCAGTTGAGCCCCACCTGCGACCTAGCACTGAACGATCGATGAAGCTGTATTTGAAGGCGTTGTATGGCGTTTTGATAAATGGGAATAAGTAGCGCAGCATCGGCACGCGACTGACTGTCTGAAACGATCTGCCAACCTTGTCTAACTCTGTTTGCAACGTGTTATATTTTGCGACCGCTTCGGCGCGCGTCATTGTTGCTGCCGGCGGCGTAGAGATAAATTCTGATATGTAATCAGTAAGCTCATCGCCCTCTAAGCCGCGAGCGCGACCTGTCGTAAGCGCTTCGCGATAAATTTGTCCGCGCATGCTGACAACCTTGAACCAAGTATCGCCGGCTTCTAATCCGCGGAAGGAGGCGCGGCCTAACGTAAAAACATTTCCTAACGTGTCTATCGTATTGGCCCACAAGGTGGGGTTGTCGGTGGCTTCGACTTCGGGGAAGCGCGACGAGCTGAAAGCACCAGACTTTAAACTTTGCACAAAACTTTCAGGCGGGGGCGGTCCAAAAGTCGTTTGTCGTATTTTGTCAATTTTTGAACCAGGCACCCCTTGCGGTTGCATTGTAGCAAACGCGCGACCGGCTAATCTCGTTGCCTCGTTGATCGCCATCATTTGCCCAAAGACTTGCGCCTGTAGATCCTCTAGCTGCACAGTATTAAGCGGATCAGCGCCAAACTTTCTGCGCACGGCACCAATCCCGGCCGCAAGCGCCAGCTCAGCATTCGGCAGCACCATCGTCGTGACGACGTTGCCAACCGTGTTTTTGGTATGCGTTACAGGATTGGTCAAAAGCGCATGCTGCCAGACCTCATAGACGGCATCCGTAATTCTTTTCGTCCTGCTAAGGCCTCGCGCAAACGAGGCACGTTGGTCGGCTGTGTCCAGCTCTTGATACAAGCGCGCTGCCAGGTTGATGTTGTCTAGACCGCCATAATCCTCCAGCAATACAGTCAGGTCGCGGTTCTGCATCTTTGCCATATTCCGCGCTTGTTCAGGGTTGGCGTCTGCCATCGATCGCACAGGAATACGGAATGCAGACAATGCGCGGGCAAGCTCTGTCTGCGCGCCTTTGAATTGCATCTGTAGATTTGCAACTAGTTCCATCTGCGCTCGGAACTGGAGTGCCTCATTGGGCCCACCAAGCGCCAGTTGACTGTCTGGGTCGTAGACCTTCTCCGCGAGGCTGTCCAACTTTCTCATTTCGGTCACAAGCAACTCGCGCTGTGCCAGCATCGTCTCGGCCAAACCCATGCCCTTGACTTGCGCGACCTGGCCCGCTTCGCGCGCCAATAAACTTTGGGCAACCTGGCGGACTTTTTTCTGCGACGTTCCAATGAGGTCAGCCATCTCACGCGTTGTCTTCAGCTCAATTTCGCCGCGCTTTGCCTCGTCGATTTGTTGTTTGAATGCTCTACTATTTTGATCAATCCGCGCCAGCACAGCATTCTCGTCAGGCAATCGGTTCTCGTTAAAATCAGCAAGCGGCTCATTCAGCGCCACTGGCGAGTCCATATCTTCCTGGCGCTGCGCGGGCGCGCGCAGTGACGCCTCAACATCTTCTTCGGTGACACGTATACGGGTGTCGTCTAAGACGCTGCCTGTGTCATACCGCGCGTAGGGATCGTCGTAGCGCAGCGCTGCCGGTATCTCTTCAACGGGCTCAGCCACACGCGGCATCGCAGCTTCTGGCTCTTCGACGATCTGTGGCGCTGACGTCTCGTCTGGGCTTTCCTGCAACGCCTCGCGCATGCGCGCAGCCGCTTTGTCGCGGCCGGCGCCCATCATCTTGCCGCCCTTGCCGGTAGCGCGATCTAGGATTGATCGCCCTAAGCGCGAGGCAGATTCACCTAGACGCGAAGCTGCCTGACCCATGCCGGCAACCTGTACCGCATCGTCAGGCACAAGGGTGCCGCCCGCCGCGGATGCCGCGGCGGCTTGTTCGTCAATAAGTGCCATTGATTATTCCGTGCCGTGTATTTCGTTTACACGCGGGGCGAGACGTTCGACCTCCGCATTTTGGATCGCGGCGGCCTCGTCAAAATCGTCAAACCGCGGAACGCTTGCCATATCTACGCCGCCAAAATGGTCAGGATCATAGACCATCAAAACAATGTCAGGCTCGCCGTTATTAAATTGTTTGTAGGTTTCCTTGTCCCACGCCTTAGCTGCGAAGGGTGGCTTCGGGGCAAACTGATCATTCCACTTAACGCGAGCGACGGGCTTAAAACCGACTGTTTCATAAATATCGGGCAACATCGTATCAAAGGCGTCTAGCTTGCGCCCGCCCTGATCTATTGCGGCTTGCAAAACAGAGAACAAACCATTGCGCGGTTCAGAGGCGCCAGAATAAACGGCCACAATGTCGCCGTCTGGTTTTAGGGCAAAACCAGCGTCGTCGTCTGTTTGATATAATTTGTATTTAGATAACTCGTCGGCAGCTTTGAGTTCTACCTGAGCGCCATACTTGTGATCGACCATTGCGCTCTGCATGCGCTGAGCGTAGTCCGCGGCGCTTTGCGCTGCGTCTAGTTCGTTTAGAGATGGTATTCTAAGGCCGGCCTTTTCGTAGCGTTTTGCTACTTCCTCATCTGCTACAATCCGAGTTCTTCCAACATCTCCAGAGCTGTCTCTTCTGTAAGGTCGGGATGGCGGGCCATCGACGCCTGTACTATTGAGTTCCGCAATTCGGTTGCGCCGTTGTTGTCGGACTGCGCGCTGGCGTCCTGAGAGGTCTCGGTAATTTGTGAGCGTGCTTCCCGGTTCAGGCGCAGCTTCGTCTGCATCGCCTGTGCGAACTCCTGTTCGTAATCCGATTGCTTCATTTGTTCGTCGCGCTCCTTCGCTAAAGCCTTCAGGGCGTGATGCTACACCAAGATCAGTATATAGGTTTTGCTCCTGATACCACAAGACGGCCTGTATGTCTTGCTCTGTCATGCCTTGAGCTTGCAAGCGCTTTTGAATTTCGCTCACGTATTGCTCTTGCCTTTGACGCTCTGGCAAATCGCGCGGCTGCATGGCGATCTCGCCATCCGCACGGCGCATCTGACCGAAAATTCTATTGTAGCCTCTGGTAAACCAACTGTCTTTGGTTGTGCCCTCGTAGCCATTTATGTTGAGACTAAATTGTCCCGTCTTATCGCCGATCGCGCGGGCGCCAAGGTGTATAGATTTCTGCCCACCACCGACGCCGCCTGGCCCGCCCTTCAAACCAGCGGCTTTGCGAAAGCCCGTAATTTCCTTGAGCGAATGTGGCGACAACCACCAATCAGCAAAGCCCTCTTCGCCTAAATCATCGAGAAGATGTTTTATGACGCTAAGTGATTTGCCAACGCTTGCCGATCGAATGCCAAATCCAACCTTTGGTATGTCCGCAATTGTGCTGTCAGGCGGGGGCGGCGTTGTTATTAACTCGCCTGTCTGTAGATAATGACGCATCAACGCGATTGCTACGCGCGTATTATTTACGACTTTTTGCCCATTGCTTGTGGCACCGGCAATGGCTGACCAAATAACGCGGTGCGTATCATTTGTCCCTAAAGTCTCAAGTCCTGGTATTTGTGCAATCGTCTCAAACGTCGTCGCGACATCATTGTCATACCATCCCTTGCCCGATACCGCTTGCGTGAGCTGATAGTTGATTTCCTCCACAGCATCGTCGATGCCTAATTGAAAATCCGCGTCATCATTGGGGTCTAATTTACGGCCACGTTTGGCTAAATGGTCTTCATCAAAATAGGTCGCTAGGTGATCTATTAAGACACGCTTGCCACCACTAATCTCGGCGATTCTTGCCTTAGCCGCATCGTTGTCTTGACCGCCAGCGCGTAGTCTTGAGATTTGCGGAGGTCTCCCAGTGCCGCCCACCCCTGCACCTAACACATTTTGTTGGGCACCGCGCACCATTCCGGTAAACGCCTCGCCGGCTTTCTCTATAACCTTGTTGCCAAACGTGCCCATGGTGCCGCCAGCGACAACCCCAAGGCCGGTTGCGGCTACGTTTTGACCAGACTGAAACTCTCGCTGCAAGCCCATGGCGTCAGCAATTTGTGGATTGGCCGACGCTGCCCTGATCTCGACTAGCTGCTTCGCCGCATCATCGAGAGAAGCGTATGCACCGCCTTCTAGCCCGAGCGCTATGGCATTTGGTATCTGACTTCTGATGTAAGCCTTGATGCCTTCCTTGCCAGCGGTCTTAGCAGCTTGTGCGGCTGCCGTGGCGATACCAAACGAACCCACACCCACATACGTTGATGGACTTGTAAGCAAGTTGCCGGTGGCGCGCAGGATGCCGTCCCAGGTGATGTCTTTCTTCTCGTACATCTGTTGCAAGAAATGAAATGCCAGCTTCTGCTTTGGCGTTACATCCTCGTCGCTCATGCGGTGCGCAAGTCGCACGAGATCTATATCTCGAAAATTAAAACGAGATATTAGCTCAAGTCCGTACTGCGCAGCCTCTAGGTCGTTGACCGGCTGCGCTTGCTCTGCCTCAATGCGATCGGCCTCGCCTTCTATCGATCGCTTAGTTGCAGCACCAAGATACGTCGCCGGTTGAGCTGTGCCTGTTTGGCTACTGACGAAGCGCCGCGGCGCCTCTTGAAACACAGGTATCATCTCACGAGCTGAGTCGATAAACAGGCCACGTTCGTTTTCGGTCAGACCCTTCAACAACTGTTCCGCTTGCGCCTCGCGTTCTTCAAGCGGCGTCTCCAGATCAATCTCTGTGTCATTGGCAATAACGTAGTCAACATCGTAGCCGGCATCTGCGATCGCTTGTCTGCCTTCTTCTGGCATAACCGGCATCTTGTCGGCTTCAGTGACGTACAGCTCGTCGGCGTCTTGTTGAAGCGGTCGCGGCCCAGGGATATCGATAATTATCATTGCTGCAACTCGTTTGCCCTTAGAGTTTCTTTATATAACTCTAATGCCTTTGTCCGTTCGGCCTCTGTTTTCGGGTCTTCTATATATTTCTCCAACGTTTCTAAATAAATCAGCTCAAGTGCTAAGCTTGAGGTTTTGCCTTTCAGTCTTTTTTTTGTGACTTGCCTCACCGTTCTTACGTCTTCCGCGGTGTATGCCTTTAGCGGTTTATCTGGCAGCCCAAAGCGTGGCTTCGGTAGAGCTGTGAGACTTGCCTTCTTGCCCTCGGATAAACTATCAACCGCGCGCTGGAACGCGTCTAATGGATCACCATTATCGATGATTTCAGCGTCATAACTTGCAAGTATTGCTTCAGCTTTTTGGCGCGATCCTGGCAACAATTTATCGATAATCGAATTTGGCTTAGCGAGATTTGCAAGGACATTACGAAACAGCTTTTCCTGTTTAACTTGTGGCGTCTTACTCAGCTCTTGCTCGGCAAAAGCCTGTAGGGTTTTCTTTGTGTCAATCTCTAGACTTCGGTCGCCCCAAACGTTGTCTAAAATCTTGTCCATGTCCTCTTTTTTTTCTGCATCTCTAATATCTACCGTGTATTGTGAAACGAGCGCTTTTGGTTCAGCGATAGGCACGCCTTTGTTCTCAATAGCTGAGATCAATCGAGTGCGGTGCTTTCCATCGATTAAACTGTTGCCGTATGCTTCTTCGACTTCTTCTGCCTTCAGCTCAGTTTTACCTGCCGCTCGTTCCGCCTCGTCGATGGTAACGCGATTATAAAATTCAAAATATTTTTTCCGCTGATTGTCCTCTCTGGTTTGCCTATTTACCTTGCGCTGTCGATCTCTGTCTCTGTTACTTTTTATCTCCAGCGTTTGCTCAAGCCGCTGGCTGCGCTCACTGAGATCTTGCGCTGCCGTCGCCGATAAGTCGGAATATTTGCCAGCGTTTATGTCTTTAAAAATTTGTCGGGCGTTTTCTGGCGTGGCAGCGCCAGCTAACACCTTTTCGACTTGAAGACGCGCTAGGCCTTGGATGTTTTTTAACTCCTCCTTGCGGCGTTGCTCAGCGTTTAGGTATCCAATATTTTCTAAATTTTGCAGCGGTCTTTTGATACGCAGATCGATGGCAATGTCGCGCAACAGTCCGGGTGGCATAGACGCAATATCCTTGACTGCATCTGTAATACCCGTCTGTGTGCGAGATATATGGGTTGACACTTGGCGCTTGCGTGAGACTTGGCGCACCGTCGCTACGCCGTCTGTCATCAGAGCGCTTGCCGTGCGATTGAAGGCACGCCGCGAGCTACCAGTGGTGAACGAAAGCACGCTGCCATCAGAGGTTTTGTAACCGCCAGACGTTATGCTTTTGAGCTTTGGTTTTACTAGGCGCTGGAACTCAGCCTCTGCTTTTGCAGGATCATTAAAACCTTGGACGGCCGTGCGTGCCTTGCTTATCTCACTTTGGAGTGCTGTCTGTGCAGCCGCGTTCTCTTCATCAGTAATAATCTGTCTTTGGATGTCGCCGAATGCTTGTGCTGATCTGCTTATCTGTTGACCAATTTCAGATATTGCCTGACCTTGAGCCATGAACGGTGCAGCATTCGCCTGGACGTTCATCGGGCGCGCGCCGCTATCTCTGCTACGTGCATTGATAGCTGGCTTTTGTATGACGGGTATACGCATTAGGCGAACATCAAAGCGGTCGAAGACGCAGTGCCAAGTAAACTACCAAAAGCGCGCGTTCGCGCGGCGCGAGCTGTCGCCGCTCCTTCTGCGCGGCCAATCGCGGCAGCCATCCGACGCTCAACGGCTTCTTCTCTAAAGACTTGAGCATCAACCATTGAGTTAAATGCAGTGTTGCGTATTTCCTCGTCAGCTCGCTGGGCACTTTCCAAAGCGACCTCTAGTGCCGTGCCGGTGCCGGCGACAACGCCACTGGCATTATAGGCAGCTTGCTGGTCAGCAATGAACTCAACGGCGTCTTCGCGGAGGCGGCCTTCCTCGACCTTCGACATAAAGATGCGTTGTTCAGCTTGTTGCTCCGCGACCTTCGCGTTTCGCTCTTGAATTTGTGCATTGTATTCAGCAATCCTATTCGCAGAGTTGCCTGCCTTGATAGATCCGCTGGCACCTATGAGACCGCCGGCGACATTGGCACCGGCTGCAATGTATAGAGGCGTACTCATCACATTACCTTTGCATAACGAACATAATCAGCGCCGTCAGGCCCAAAGCTTGGCATCATGCCTTCTTCCTTCATTCCAACGAACACAGCGAAACGTCTGGCGGTGTCCCAATCTGCACGCACGTTTGACTGTATGCGCCGATATCCGCCTTGCTCAAAATAACCGTCTAATAACTCACGCATGCCGCGGGCGACCGACACGGGGCGGCTCTGGATTGCATTGCTGACAACGATCCAGACTTCGCCGAGACCTTCCCAAATATCTATGATGCCGACACACATGGCCGGCTCGTCATCTATAAACACCGTCAGCGCTTTGCCGCTTTCCTCAATAATGCGCGCCTGTTCTTCCCACCTCGATGGGTCATCGTGTTTAGCTAAAATCGCAACCGCGTGTTCCGCGTGGAAGTCATCAACGATCAAAGACTTCCATCCTCGCGTAAATACCGATCACTGTCATTGGCAGCGGCTGGTCCTGCTTCACGTAGACGTATGCGTCGGTGTCGTAACCGTTGGGAAACTCAATCTCCTTATCCCCGGTGAAAAGATCGAGGGCTTGCCCCATTTCATCCGCTGACGATCGAAACGGAATGAGATCATTGTTTGTATCGGAAGATCCCACCTTGGCGCCGACTGTGCGAAACAAACGCACAGTGACATCGTGGATGCGTTTGATAGCGCCCTGGCTAACGCCTTGAACCGAGCCGCCCTCAATACGCATGGTTTTGAGCTGCGACGTATATCCAAGACCTATCTGCGCTTTGGTTGCCGATCGATCTAAAGTGATGGCACCAGAGCTTACTGTCTTGTTTGGATGCGCGGCGCCGTCTGCCAGTATGGTGACGCTTTCGCCTTCTAAATGCGTTAAGCCGCTTATGGTCGTGGCCGCGGATCCTGAATACGTCAGGCCGCTGTCTACATAAAACGCGTCTGATGATGCCGTCCCAAAGTCAACGTCGCTCAGACGTTCTATAAATCTTTTGGTCGCTCCGTTGATTGTGCGTTGAACTACGACATAAACTTCGTCTTCGTCGAGGTCGCCAGGGATGACAGCTACACTCTCCACTAATGCATTAGCTTGGTCGGTTGTTGCCAGACGCGTTGTGTCGCTGCTTACGATCGACAAGAACCCAGTGCCGGCGCGTGCCGTTTCGGTCACAGTCACCACATTCGCCGCGGGATTGACAACGGTGAAGTCTGCGTGCGCGTTAATCGCTGCCTGAATATTGTCGGCAGTTGTGTTGTTGTCGGTATTTGGTCGAAAGCCTAACGAGCTGCTTGGCGACGATGAGCCGGCTGCCTCACTCGTGAACGTCACTGTTGTGCCGTCGCTCTTGGTGAGCTTTAGCGTTGTGCCAGTAGCAATGTTTCCAAAGTCTGTAACGGTTATCGTTGCTGCACCTGAGACGCCGGCAATAATGTGGCGGTGCCAAGCGACAACTTGCTCCTCGCGCCGATACGTTAAGCCACAGAGCTGCCCATCAGAGCGCACCGCATAGATCACATTGTCTGGCTCTTGCTGCACCGCCAACTCAACAAACCCGCCCTCGCTGACATGCTCAGCTAAGATCGTCATGTCGGGTGCAATGTACCCGTCAACGTCAAAGTTATACTGCAGCTCGCGGATCTTGCGCTTGGCTCTTTGTAAAAACAACACGGCGCTGCCAGATGTCACCGGCTGAATGTTGGCGGTGCCATACGTCGTTTGCCGTTTGATCTGGATATTCGTTGGCGTAATTGGATCGGCCGTGTTGCCGCTACTGGCAGCGAACTCGGCGCCCGTTGTTAAAATGATCAACGTGCGGCTGGGCGCGAGCGCTCTGATGACGTTGACCTGGGAACTTGCCAACGTGTAGATCATGGCGTCGGCGTCATCGGCACCGCCGTTGAACTGATCGAAGCCGCCGCTCTCAGAAAAGAATACAGTTTGCGGTTGGCTTGTGGTCCCGCCATAGACCAAGCGCTCTTCAAAGAAGCATATCGCGCCAGGGTAGCCGGTAGTATCTGAGAAGGCACCGAGCGACCACTCGTCAGTCGCCTCAACCTTGCCGACAATTGTAAAAGAACTCCCGGCACTCTCGTTAACTAAGTCATCTGATGGCGACGTAAGTATTGTGTCGTCTGTAACTTCGGCAATGAGATGATCACCGTTGTTGCCACTAGCTGCACCGCTCACGGTTATGAGCTGCCCAACCTTGAATCCCTGATCCTTGAAAGCCTTGGCCGAGTCTACGATGCGATCGTTGTGTTCGTTGCCTGTGGAACTTGGATCGCCCTCAGTAAAGCTTATTGTGGTTGCTGTGTACTCGGGTAGCAGCTCAGCGCGACCGTTCAAATTATCTTGAACCACAGCGCTGACAGTTGTCGCGTTTGTGAACGCAGATATCTTTGCGAAGCCGTCATAAATCTTGACCAAGCGACCAACGTCGGTCGAAGCAAACAAGTCAGCGCTGGCAGTCAGCGTAACAGTGCCGGTGCGCGCGCTTGCTGTGATTGTGGTGGCTGTAGTGTTCTCATCAAGGAACGGACCAAACTCAAAATCAACCTCGGTCAAAGTCCAGTTGGTATGTGAGGTGCGTGTAAGCTTTCGCGGCTTGTGGCTTGGATGCACGATGTACATGACATCGGCAGATTGAGCGAACTTGAGCTGAAATAGATCTGCCGTAGCGTAAGGTGTCGATATCTCAACGATCGAACCGCCAGACGTTATCTGCCCACCATTACGATAGAACCTAAAATACTCGTTGCCGGCTTCAATTATGTACGTTTGCTCGGTGCTAAATTCGAAACCGAACACGCGTGTCGATAGCGAGCTGGTTTTGACTTCAGCGATAAATTCTGTGCCTGGTCTCCTGGTTACACCGCCATGCGGATGCACAAGAAAGTTCTCCAGGTTAGTCACGCCATTGCGATACTTGGCGAGATCAATGCGGCCATCAAGCCGCGGCGACAGCTCACCCGCTGTGAAGTTCGTAAAAGCGTGCGCGAGGCGTGCCATTTATAAACGCGACTCCAAAAACAATTCGGACTCGATCGTGTCGGGCGTACCTTCAGTCGCGTCGGTGAAACGAGCTTCTCGCAAACGCGCCTCGTAGATCGCGTTCATCTGTTGCTGCAAGCCGAGACTGTTGGCTAGTGGGTATGCAATGTCGGCGGCGATCGCAGAGCTGATCGTCTCAATCAACAAGGTGTCGTATTCGTTTGGATCTGTTACGCGCGCCACGTATTTAATTTTCATGGCGTCTTCGTTCGACAAAAGTAATCGACCTTCGATGGCATACTCGACGCCGTCGCTTTCGCCTTCGACTTCTAAGACGCGCAAACAAAACGGATCAGCCGGCAACCCAAATTGGTTCGCATACTCCCAACTCGGTGACGCGGTTTCTTTTGCTAATTCTGCTCGACGTATGAGGCTATTCCACGGGTGGGATCTGAACACGCTATCGCGGATGAACTCAAACCGCTGATTGCATAAGCGCGCTGCCCGCGAGTCCTCAGTCAGACTGATGATGTTGCTGGCGCCCACCATGTTCAGAGCGCTGTTGCAGATATCAACGTCACTTGCCATCGGTATTCCTAAAAAGAAAAGGGGGGCAAGGCCCCCCTAATCATTAAGAGACAACGTAGTGAATGATGAAGGACATATCACCGGCGGTGCCACCAGCCGCAGACATCGTCGCGGAAATGTAGTAGTACCCACCAGGATCAGAACTGGCGCCAGCCAGCTCCCACATCTTTTTGCCAACGGTGTTAATGTCGGCGGCCTCGTGCCTCACATCAGCTAATGCACCGGCGTCTGCTACAAGCGTAGCAAACTTATCCTCGTCAACGACTACACCAGCGGTGGTGTAGATGCCGACGTTGAAGGTGCAGCTACCGCCCAGCGTGTCCGAGCCGATAAAGATATGCGGCACTGACGCGTTGCTCGGTATCATTGCAAGATGAACGATGTCGTTATCGTCACTGTCGCCAGTGTCGAGCGCGACAGTACCCTGTGCTATACGCATAACGCCATGTAGCTGGGTAATGTCATTCATCTCAGGAGGGCTGGCTTCGAAGTTCGTCACCAGCGTACTGTTTTTAGTACCCATGATTTACTCCTAAGCGCTTTCGTCGCAATCGATGGAAACGACCTTTTCCTCTTCCATTCTCGTGCTACCAAAACTTGCGCAATAGTAGACCTGTGTGGAGTAGGATTTATCGGCACGCTCTTCGATGCGAGCTGTTACATCTTTGCCAACGGCAAGCAGCAATCCGTCTTGTGCGAAAGCAAAGCACTTACGAATGTTGCCCGTCTTTGACAGACGCGTTGAGGTTATAAAATCGAAGCCCAGATACGAATTGATCTGGCCTTGAGCTAAGGCCTTCACAGTGTTGAAATCTGAACTTTTTACCTCGGTGGTGTTCAACAAAGCCGTGATCTGATCCGGCGATACCACAACATAACGTGGGATCGATGGATCAACATCTGACTCGTCAAGCAGCTCCTTAGCTTCCAACAATTTTGCGACTGACATGTCCGCTGAGCCATCTGCGATCGTCTTGGTGAGCGCTTGGCTACCAGCGCCAGCTTTGCCGGTCGAGGCGGATCCAGTCGCAGCGGCGATGATTTCATCATCCATGCTGCGCGAGATCGCCGCGGCCGCTGCCTGGGCGTAGGTGCTGGTCGGATCTGCCAATAGCTTCACCTTGTCGCTATCGTCAATCAAATCCGCCCATTCGTAGGTCTCCATGGTGACCATTCTTCGCGAGTGGGGTGTCTCGACCAAAGGTGTGTCTGCGTGGCGGCTCACTTTCTTTTGGGCCGCAACCGATCCCACCTGATCGAAAAATGCCTTCTCGCCGGTCACCGACTCCTCGCGGACACTGCCGCGAAGCTTCGATCCGCGCTGCTGAGCAAGTAACGTGATCGTGTTACTGAACTGCTGAACAAACGCGGTAGTGATCTGCGTACTCATACACAAATACTCCGGTTAAGGTTTCAGGATGTTTCGGTCAGCTACCCGCAAGGCGGACTTACCTTCGTTTTGCGCCCGATCGGCGACTTGTCTTACAAGCTTACAACAGGACCGCGAACGGCTACCCTGCTACACGGCTATCCGCCGTATATCTCTTCGTACAAGCGATTGCGCTCTGATACGAAATAATCATGTTGGGGATGCTTCCGATCCCACAGCGGCCCGTTGGGCGCTTCAATCTCTACAAGCTTAGCCTTAGCCTCGTCAGGCGTAATTGAATTATCGCTACGCTCGCCAACAAACTCGTCCTCGCTTACACGCTCTCTAATAAACGTGCCGACGTTGACCATCGCGCGAATGAAGTCAGGGTGATCGCCGAGCGATCGACCATCTGCCAAAACGATTTCTGTAATCTCTTCATCCGCAAACTCAGTAACAACGCTGTTGGCAACGCCAATGCGATCATCGAACGCGTTGCCATACTCCTTGCGCAGCTCGGCGCTAATCTCATCACGCATCAGCTCAAGGTCAGGACCAGCCTCTTCAGCTTGCTGCCCCACCATGTCGTTGTAGGCAGACATCAGCTTTTGCGCTTGCGCATTGTTTAGGCCGATATCGTGCGCGGTTTCTTTAAACCAACCAACCAGGTTTTCGTCCGCACCCTCGCCCGCGTCCAGCTCGTACTGGTCGCCCGTCTCCGGTCGGCCTAATCTGTCGTACACTTCCGCCCAATCGTCGTCGCTCGCATACTGTCCCGGCAAAGCTACTTTGTCTTTGCCAATCATACTGCTTGCGTTCACGTAAGCCTTCGCTAGGTTCTCGACGCTTTGTATCGGCTCTAACGTCGAATGATCTCTCAACTCGTCTGATAATTGATTTCTCCAACTGTCTTCCTCAGACGATGCTACCGGCGCCTCTTCTTCCGCCGACATCGCTACCTGTTCTTCAGACATCGCTGTCCTCTCTCTGTGGTTCGTCGCGCATAAGCGACATCAAAAACAAAACAACAGAGCGCTGCCCCTCCCGATAGGCGCTCTCGTATGGGTCTGGCGAAAACGTGGGCGCATAAAATCCGTAGCGCGCCTTGAGATCCTCAAGTACGTGCTGCCCCTCGTCTGTATTCAAAAGAAGCTTCGCGTCGTCGCGAAGCGCTTTGACCTGTTCGGGCGTCATACTGGCTCAACGCCACCAATCGCCTTGATGGCCGGCGCCACCGCGCCCAGGCTTTGCGCCGTCTGTTGCGCTTGCTGCATCTGCATCATCATCTCCTCCTGAGCTGCGCGCTCATCGCGCGCTAAGCTGACCTCGCCTTCGCCCTTCGTCACCGACGCCGGTATGCTCAACGTCTTCAGCATGTGTCGAACAAGCCCATCGACATCGAGGTGATCGAAGACACCGGCGTCCACGCTCGCGATCGGTGCCAACAACTCGAAGAGACGCATGATTGATTGTACGTCCGTCTGCCGTTGCGCCTTCGCCATCGGGGAGACGTACTCAATGTCGAAGCTTCTGCCCTGGATAATGTCAGGCGGATCTGGGAACTGACGCTGCCGCTGTAACAAGGAATAGACGCGCTCTATCATGGGCTGCAAAAGCTCTGCCTGAAGCCGCCCCATCAATGGGCCCATCAGTCGCATTTTCTCTTCATTCTTGAGAATAGCTTCTGTAGCCGTCATCTGAGGGCCATTGCCCATCAGCAATTGATCAACATAGAACGCCTGGCGGATCGCCTCGCGTCGCTGTTGCTCAATATTCAAGCCCAGCGGATTGTTGGCGCCAATGTTCAACGGCTCAATTCGATCACGGCTGCCGCTACGGTAATAGTTCAAACCGCCAGGCCGCGTCCTCACAGGAAGAACGAAACCATCGTCTGGCACCATGAGCGGAGGATCGACTTGCTTCTGCGCTGCCGCGATCGTCGTCTTGGACATCGCATTGATCATGGCGGTGTCGGGCAACGCCGTCATCGCCGGCGACCTCCCATAACCACCCTCGTCGTTCGATGACTTCAGGAACCGCGGACAAACGTAGGCAAACTCGTCAAAGCCGCCTTCGCGCAATACGATCTTTTGCTTGGGCTCAATATAAATGCTGGCGAAAGGTTTGTTGGCGGCATCGATGCGCTGCGCATCTCGATCGTCGCGCGGCATCACAATATGTACGACAGTGATTTCGTCATACGGATCTTTGGCGAGCTTCTTCCGCATCTCGTCGCCGATCGCGTCCTCACCAAACTGACGCACAAGGGCGCGCAAGTTCATCTTGAACTCACGATAGACGGTATCGATGCGCCCCAGCTCGTCCTCTGCGACATAACATTCGCTGATATGTCGCGTGGCAAAGCGCACGCCATTCTTGTTTGGCGCATCTGTGATGAACATCACGCCGGTGCCAAACGTCACCAAGTCATGGTACAGCTCGTGGACTTGCTCGGAGAAGTTCGACCGCTGAAACTCGCGGTTCATTATCTCGCTGACTTGCTCCAGATACTCCAGAGCCTCGTCGTCCTCGTTATATTCGCGGTCCATGTAGGCCAGCTCAAACCAGGCGAGGTTGGGATTGGTCAGCATGCCGTGAAGAGACGCCGACAGCATCTCTGCCGCATGGATAGCTGTGCCATCGTAAACCAACTCCATGCGCTTGGCGCCCGGCGTGCGCTTACGCGTAACGTTGCCCTTACGCGGCACGATGTAGTCAGCGAGCTGTTGCCAATGCTCCTCCCAGGTGCCGCGAACAGACTTGAGCTTGTTCAGACGCTTGAGAAGAGCTACGGCGCGATCGTCGGCTGCCATTACTGCCCTAACAATGTTTTGGTGTCAGTGGTGCCGGCAGCGCCGAGAATCGACGGCTGCCGCGCCTGTGTGCCCATACCCGTGCGGACACGCTTCATTGCCTTGCGCTCTTCCGCCTCGCGCTCACCCGCTTGCACCGGCTTTGATGGGTACACAACAGGCGCCGGCTGTACGGGCGGCGGCGGTGGCGGCGGCGCAGGACTCGGCCGTGAAAATACGCTGCCCATCAACTCTCACTCCTTGCGCTGCCTAGAAGACTCGGCGTCCGCGTTTCTGGCTCTGTCGTCAAACCCACGCCGCTTGTCGCGATCGTGCTGGTCCTGCCCTTACGGCGCCTCAGGTCCGCGCGTACATCATCCTCAACATCTGTGTCGGGGGGTTTCACAGCCGGTGGCGGAGGCACAGGAGGTGGCGGAGGCAACGGCGGCTGGGAAGGCGCCTTCCCGAATAAAAAACTCATGCTACTGCACCAAACGGGTTGTAGTTGTTGTCAGCGACCGGCGGCAGTCGCCGATCAGGATCTCGCTTGCTTTCCATGCCCACCGCCATTGCTCGAAAGGCGTCGGCTGCATGAGAAGACCAATCGTGGACTGGCTGATCGCGGAACGTGCGATTGCGCTCTGACCAGGCGCGGTGATAGTGACGCAGGGCTTCCAGCCCCTGGCGGCAGTTGTCGCGATCGAAGTAACACCGCGGTATCAACATGCGGACGGCGTGTATGCCATCCTCTACAGGTATCCGAGAGACGGTGCGAAAGGCGATTCCCAATTCATAAGCCATTTCTCGTCGGGATTTTCCTGTACCCAGCTCTCGGACCTCAAGATCGTGCGGACCATAATGGTTGCCGTACAAATACCCTTTGTGGTCGAGCATGCTTGCATAGTGAGGCAAGCCCTCCCCCCGGTTCTCATAATAATCGATAACGTGGATCTCGCCGCGGCCTACTTCTTGCGTAAACCAGATCGACGTATAGTCATGCATGCCGAGATCCCAATACGTGTCCACGCGGAAACGCGGATCGTAGGGCACGCTGGTGATGCGCTCCTTGTCGTCGGCCGCTTGCAGCTCCTTCCCAAAGACGCTGCCTGGGACATTCGCCACAAAAGAACATTCGAACTCTTGCAGATACTGGCTTTCAGTCATTGTCGCACGCGCCGCTTCCAGCTCGTCGTCGTCCACAATGCCTGTGTCGCTCGCCTTGTACATGGCGCGCGCCCAACCTTTATTGCTGGCGGCCGCCTCCCATAACTCAAAGAAATAGTTGTGGCCTTGCGGCGTGCTGATGAAGGCGCAAGAGCCCTTCCTGTCCGACAGCGCTGGCCGGATGATCTCAGGAAAGATCGATTCGGGCATGCTCGCAACTTCGTCCATAACCACAAAGTCGCTGTAGATACCGCGTAAGCTGCTTGGGTTCTCAGCCCCCAACAGCGTTATGCGGGCGCCCGTAGGCAAGTCGCAGCGCAGCTCTGTCTCGTGATACGAGGTGCCTGGTATGCCGCTCGTGAACGTCTTGAGATAATCCCAGGCGACCAGTTTCGATTGACGGTAAGTCGGACTTACATAATGCAAACGCGGGTTGGGTCGCGTCTCCTCAATCGCGCGCTTGATCATGTGGTTGATCATGCACACCGTCTTGCCAAATCGACGATGCGCCACCACTACGTTGAAGCGGTTGGTGTCGAGCATCGCATGCAGATCTCGCTGCAATGGCCGCGGCGTGTAGCCGATATCGATTGTGGCTTCACTCAATGGACTGTATCGCTCTCATCGTGATAGTGCGGACTAACGTAGGGCGCCATCAGCATCTTTAGGAAAAGCTCGGCGTCGTCGTTGTCCTCAAAACCATCGAAGAACAGGGCCAGGCGTGTGGTGCCGTCTGGCGCTGCTACACAATAAGCGCTGTACATTAGCGAAAACGCCTCGTTCGTTTCATGATGCTCTCAGGCTGTTTCGAAAACTGTTTGCCGGCGCGCTTGTCCTTGCGCTTCTTTGCCGTCGTTGCCGCATACTGTTGCGGCGATAGCGACTTGATCGCCGCCTCTGGCAGATAGCGCTCGCCCGTCTCGCTGCTCTTCTTGCCGCTCTTCGTGCGCCATTTTTGTTTGCCCCAGTTCTTGAGGCTGCGCTGTGGGGCCTTCACTTATAGCCCCCACCCTTCGCCTTGTACTGCTTGGCCAAAAGCTGCGCCTTGCGCGCTGACCATTTGCCGGCGGCCGTGCCTTGTACGGCGCGCCCCATGATGGAGTTAAACAAGCGCTTCCGCATGCCGGGCTTCGTGTAGTTGCCGGCTTTGTTAACGCTACTTTTTTTTGCCATCTTTCATTTTCTTGTTTCGACGCATTACGGAAAAGTCCTTGCCGTCCAGCTTTTTCTTTGGATCGGCCATAGCCGCCATCTTCTTCTGCTTCATACTGTAGTGACCGGGCATTACTTTTTATTCCTTTTGCTGATTGCGGCGGCCTTGCGCTTGGCGTCCGCCTTGGATGACGCGCCCCACTTACGGAGAGAGAGCAACAACCGAGTGGGGCGGCCCTTCTCGTCGCGCTCGGGCCCCCTCATGTTGCCCATGCGCGCCAGGAAAGAAGCTCGTCGGGGGTTGTCGCCTTTCTTGACTGGTGCCTTCAGGTTGCTGCCGGGGTTCTCGCGCTCGTATGAGCGGCGCCCCTTTTCGTTCAAGCCGCCCCGCGGGTTCTTGCCGGCCTTGCGCTGCCAGGCGCTCATTTGCGCTTCCTTGCTAGATTGGCGGCGCGGGACATGGCGCGCAGATTGCCTGGGCGATTGT